TAGTTTCCTGCAACTCACCACCCTCCGAAGATGTAGGATCGTGTACTTCGATCAAACCCTTCGCAGTATCCATTTTTACGGGCAAAGTAACTCCGTCGGCACCAAATCGGTTCTTCATTATGTGCAGACGAGCAGTATTATTAATTTTGTCTTCAGTCTTACGGCTAATAGAGAGTAGAACGTCAGCAGTTTTTACCTTGTTGTAGCTCTCACCGATCTTATCGGCTTCGATTACTTCATCGTTAATACTTGACCGCTGAGTTTGACTCGCGGTCCAAATTGGAACTTGTAGCTCGCCCGCCATGGATCGAAGTTCCTCATAAATATATCCCAACTCTTCATGTCTTGCATTAGAACGAGTGGGGGTTCTCATCAAGTCAGCGTAATCAATTATTATTAAATCTGGTCTGAATTCTTGTATCGACAACTGATCAATATGAGATAATAATGTATGATGTGATGCTGTTCTTGTTGGGAAGTACTTAATAAATAGTCGTCCATTTACTTTTTCGATGGTCGATTTTACTGTTTCTAGATGATGTTTTAGGGCAGAGGGTTCAATTCCAGTGAAGGAAGTGTCATATCTGATACCTTGATAGTTCTCGTTGAGTTCATATGTGTAGTGAACTACGTTTTTTCCTTGTTTCAAAGCACTCTTACCAAGATGGGTTAGTGCCCATGACTTACCGATACCAGATGGGGCAGCAATTACACCCAACTCTCCCGGTCCTAGCCCACCGTCAAGATATCTATCAATAACAGACCACCCCGTGGGCATGGTATCTCTAGCGGCTTCGAGGTGTCGTTTTTCAAAATCAATATCCCACCGAAGACCAACATCTTTTTGTGTTCCAGCCTTCATGGCTGAATCAATCATTACCTTGATCTCACCATACTGACCACGCTGTAGTAAATCGGCGGACCTAAGAATAGCACTCTTTAGAGTTTGGTTTTTACAGAATTCAAGAAACTTATCCTGAACATATTCTAAATCGGTGTCGTTAAAATGATGTTTACTATTTTTGAGCTGATCTAATACCTCAACCTTTAAACTTTCATTCTTTGCGATCTCACCAAATTCAGCACGGAAAAATTCTACTGTGGGATTCTTTCGGTATTCATCAAAGTAATCAATAATCTTTTGAACAATCCACTGAGATGCCTGACTCTCGAAAAAGTTTGGATTAAGTACATCTCTTGCCTGTGACAAGAAAGCTCCGTCACGGATTAGAGATGCGATTACTTTTGATTGAAATGCTGGTCCAAATTCGGTTATTGTATCTACGTTAGAGTTATGATCTACCATTGAATCTCGTCAGGGGTGTAAAGGTTTGTTGCAACCAAAAGTCATAGTTTTGTATTGCTGGTAGAACGTTATACTCTTTAAGAAGATTTGTCAAGTTATCTTTGTCAAGAATTACTTCGTCCTCTTGAACCCGATTCAACACTGTCATCTTATTATTAGCGCTCATGTTAACCGAAGACAAAGACATCAGATAGAGATTTCTCTCAATTATATCTTTGTTATCTACAATTTTTTTCATAACTTTTGATTTACTTGCTTGTGCTATGTCCATCAATTCATCTAAAGTAACTTCTTTTTCTTCTGCAAACTGAGGTGCGTGTTTTAGTAGGGTCTTTGTCCCAATACCTTTGATACCTGAGATATTATCGCTGTTGTCACCAATGAGTGACCTATACAGCAGAAAATTATTAGGATGAATGCTGTGTTCTTCCAAAATAATCTCTGCTGTATAGGTTTTCTTCTTCATTGGATGCCAGATAGTAATATTATCGTTGACCAATTGTAAGAAATCTTTGTCTGTTGAGTAGATGATACTCTCACCACCCTGTTCTGCTGTATGAGTAGCGATATAAGCCATAATATCATCTGCCTCTACATGGTCAAGGGTAATGGTTGTAATGGGTAGATTCATCAAAGACTTAGCCGATATGACCAATTCTCGTTTCATCAAATCCCGTTCATCTTGTGCTGTTGTCATGTCATAGGCACGGTTCAATCTTGTAACAGGTTTACGTCCGGCCTTATACTCAGGATATATGTCACGACGGCGTTTGCTACCACCTTTACCATCAAAGATTACATATACTCTAGTTGGATTGACATTACGAATAGCAAAAGCGATTGACCGAAGGAAGCCAGTTATGCCCCCAATATGATTACCATTGTCATCCATAGTCGGGATTGCTGCAAAACTACGGATAAAGGTATTCATTCCGTCAATAATCAATACGCGGTCGTTTAAAGAAAGACTTTCTTGTTTTTCTTTCTCACTAAGCATATCGTTAAATGCACTCAACAGTTCTTCAGTCATTATTCCTCGCTGGTTTCTTCAAAGATTGGTTCTTTATCTGTGGAACGGTAAGACATAATAACCTTTTCACAGATATCTTCATAAATCATTTCCTTTCGTTCCACATCTTCTTCTAGAAACTCTGGAAATTCTTTTGATTGAAACTTGTGTTCTTCACCCTTACCATCGGTAAAAGTATACCAAGCTCCGGCCTGTTTAATCAACTTGTTTTCTTTCATTACTTTTAACCACGATGCGTAATCATCAATACCACGATCAAAGTAAATATCAAACTCAGCAACTCTGTGTGGCGGACCACAACGATTCTTTTGAACCGTAGCCTTTACTGTCACACCAATCACATCACCATTACTGTTCTTGATCTTACTTTTAGTAGCAAGACGTAATCGAACAGAGGCATGGAATCCGATTGCCTTACCACCACTTGTTGTGTATGGATCAGCGAACGGCATTGCGTTCATCTTTTGTCTAAGTTGATTTGTAAATATCAAAAGAACACGTTGTTTAGCAATCATTCCAGTAATCTTTCTCATAGCCTTACTGAGAATAATAGCCTTATCAGTAGCGTATCCATCTTTACCAAAGTCTGCTTCAATTTCTTTCTTGGTTGAAGCAGCAGCGATAGAATCAACTACAATCGTGACCAACTTATCCTTGTGAGATTTCCTAACCTTCTCAATGATTTCGGTGACCATATCAAATACATCCTCAAGAGCATCTGCTTGAGCATATACCATCTTTGACATATCAAGACCAATAGAACGCCAGAATTCTTCATTCGCTGAAGATTCCGTATCAATCATTACACCAATACCATCAGCCTTTTGTGTACTCGCTATAGCATGAGCGGCTAGTAGACTCTTACCAGATTGTTCAAGTCCCGTTAACTCTACAATCCGACCCACCGGCAAACCACCATGTGGACGATTGCTAATAGCAAGGTCCAACATGGTGGCGCCAGTAGAAACCCAATCATCTAAATCAATTGGAGTGTCTTCATTACCGTCCAGAAAATAAGCTACTTGACCGTCATTTTTCATTAACGAATTAAGACTATCAGCAATAGTCTGTGCTAATTCATCACGGTCTGGAGTATCAACCTTTTTCTTTATTGGCATCTATTACTCTGCGAACAGAGATTCAAACTCATCTACAGCACTAGCAACGGGAGTGGCTGTTGTTTGGGGAGTAGGTGCTTCTACGACGGGAGCCGTGACCTGTTGAGTTACGCTAGTCTCAGGGGCATCGGCAGATCCATCGGGATCAAGATACCTCTTGAGGAAAGCGGACAACTCTTCGAAGGTAGGCTCTGTGTAGAGAGAACGAAGGTCGGGTTGATTTGTTGACCAATCAGTCAACAGCTGTGGATCTTCCGACAGGGGAGTCTGATTTGGCTTAGCCATAACCGAAGTCTTAGCAAAGTTAGTATCACTCTTGTCCTGTGGAACGTAGGTAATCGTGATATCGCGACCAGTTTCTAGGTGAGTAATATCACCGTAGTCTGCATCAGCGATGATCTCAAGCAGCTGCTTGTAAACAGTCTTACCGAACGACCAGAAACGAACACCCATATCTTCCTCACCACGAACCACTACAGGAACGTAGGTACGGAGCTTGGGCATGAATGCACGAGCCTGTTGATACGACTCACGACTACCATCACCACGAAGGTTGTCTGCAAACTCAGCAATCGGATCACGATTACCATAAGTCATAGGACTAAGATGGGTCTTGTTTCCAAGGTAATGAAAATAAAGTTCTGAGAAAGGATTCTCAGGACGATCAGCGAGAGGAACGATACGAATGACCGTCTTACCCTCTTGAGGGCGCCAGATGGAAGATTTGCGATCTCCCTGTCCTTGGAACGATCCGAGCTTTGCACGTAGTGCAGCAATGTCTAGTGACATAGTACTTCTCCTTATTGTTTAGGGTTTAATTTTAAACTACATATGTAATCTAATGGTTTTTAGTGTTGTTGTCAAGTCTTATAGTTTAGTTGTTACAATTTATCTTCTTACGATCCTAGCACGCTTACCACTCATTCCAGAAACAGTATCGTCGCCGTCTCCTCTTAATTTATCTAACTCCGATCTACGTTGATCCATGTCGCCTTTGAATTGTGTGTCGTCATCCATCGAACGAATTTTTTCTACCCGGGCCTTATGTTGTTTTAATTGAGCGGCAGCTTGCTTTTTCCATTCTGGCCCCTTCCCTTTCATATCTCTAGATATTTTCGACGCTAAGTCTTTTCCTTGTTGACTAGCCACATCTAAAGCATACTGTTTAGGAAAGTCTCTAGCGAATGTGGCTTGTGCTTCAGCGTTTCCTTTTTGTTTCCAAGCCTGTCTAAGAGATTGTGCACGTTTTAATTTATTAGCTTTATCTCCTTTTACATTAAGAGCACTAGGATCGGATTGGGCGCCGGGCTTGGGACCAACTTTACCTTTTCGTCTTTTTTCAAATTCGTCGTGATATATTTTAAAGGCTTTTCTTTCTGGTTCAGTAGTCTTCCGATACTTGTCTCTATATGATCCCGTCCCACCACGCATATCGGCCTTTACGTCATCCATGTAATCACTGATCTTATTCATTCTTTTTTCAAGGTCTTTATCGGATAGGTTTTTAACAGCGTGTGGTCTAGTATCACCCAATCGTTTTGCTCGGGCCGCGTCAGCCGTTCCTTTCTTAAGGAATTTATTACGTAGCTTAGCTCTATCTTTCTCTGGTGACGATCCCATTCCAACGTTGCCAGTATTTTTTGGTTTATCAGCAAAATCTTTTGCTTTGTATGGTTTACCAACAATTTTTTTATAACCCTTTTCCAAATAGTATAAATCGTCTTCAAAGTCAGCACCACCATAATTTTTATACATTGGGTCTTTGGGTGTAGTATCAAAAACTCCCGTCCATTGTTTATCTATGTGTTGAATTTTATTATGAATAAGTTTTGCAGCTTTATCCTTATTTTTAACAGTAGAAACTTTATCTAAGAAACTATCAATACGTTGTTTATTTGCCTCTCCACCCGCTGGGGATTCGCCTGGGCCCGTGTCACGTGTAAAGTTGGGTTCTTTTTTATCTAAGTCTTGTGTAACGTTGCCAGTATTTTTTGATTTGTCCAAATCTTGTGCAACTTTATCTAAGTCTGGTTCTTGACCACCACTTGGTTCTTGTTGTTGTGGGTCCACCGCTACTAATCTATTACCATCGGTTTTATGTGTGACCTTGCCTGTTCTTGGATCAGCCCAGCGGCCCCATCCTTTTGAGATAAGGCCCATCTGTTTAGCTTGTGCAGCAGCTTCTCCGTCTTCGTCTAACATTTCATTTAACATTCTCATTCTCATTCTCAGTGATTATGTTCTTCAAATCTAATTCGTAATTCTTGAAGTTTTAATTCAAGCTCATGAATAAGTTCTTGTTGATCATTTTGTATTTGAATTTTCTTACTAAGTCTCTCCCCCACCACATTTAATTCTTCTTTTGTAGCCATACTTTCTTCTTCTGACATAAGATTAGTTAGTGTAGATTCGACGGCATTAAATCTAGAACTAATTTGTCCCAAACTAAATACAAACGCTGTAATGGCAGTAACTCCTACCAATACTTGTTTTAGTGGAATATTAGAATCTAAAAATGCCATGACTTTGCTCACGGTATCTGACTACAAATGTATTATTTCACTTATTTGTGTCGATATCTTTTTTAATTTTCCATACGCCGTAACCAAGATTGTGTTTTCTAATTCTGACCAATCTACAAGAAACTTCTTATCAAGAATACCATTGTTTTTTTCCATGATAAGTTTATTAAGTGCATTTATAGTATAAATAGTATTTGTTTGTTTTTTTCTGTGAACGGAAATAGTTGATTCTAAAATATCACGTAAGTCAGCATTGACCACATTATACGTCAAAATTAACTGGTTAATATCTTCAACATTTTCCAGCACAAATATTTTTTCGAATACTACCTCATATTTATCTAGTACTTTTTTGTAAGTATCGTGCAACTCATCAGACTTACAAAAAGTTGAAAGCAATTGTGTTTTCATATGATGTCCAAAAAAGGTACATCAATAAATAGGTTTGTAAAATTCAAAAGTCCAAATTATGACCAACATTTACGCTGTACGGATATAAAAGTCTTTCTTTCAGCAAATCTCTGGTTCTTTCTGCATCTTCTCGTGCAATTTCAAACACCATTGAGTCGTATGTGTATAAAACTGGCGTCAAATTATCACGAATCAAATTATATAATTGTCTAACATTGGTTTCTGTCTCTAATGACTGAATATAATAATTGAAAACTTTATTTTTACTAGGATTGTCTACTACAATTGTATTATGGTAGTCGGTTAAGAGAAAACCTGAATGCTGGTACTGAATCCACAGCGTTTCTTGAAGTTGTTCGACCTGCTTAAACAAATCTATGTGTTTTACTCGTTCTTCTAACTCATAACCATATAGATTCTTGAATGTTATCTTTTTGGACTCTTCATATTGGTCACTTGTTAAATTTTCGGTATCAAAATACTGTTTTCCTAGCCAAGAATGGAGATCGTCGGGAATTTGTATGTCTAATTTGTTACAAATCAAGTGTAAATGATAACTATTGAAATCAATGTTGACCAATAACTTGTCACTAGCAAATGCCTGGCGAGATCCATCGGTTTTATTGAGTGCAGCATAGTTAATTCCACCATGAGTATTGCTTGGTCGTCCTGTTTTTGTATATAGATTATAGGAGGTGTATACTCTGTTCTCCCGTATGAGATATTGCTTGTCTTCCCCATAGTGGTGGGCGAATAGTTCGGGGTTTACAGGTACGCCTCGACGTTCTAATTGGGAGAATACATAGGGCATCATCTGGTGATACATCTTATAGTATCGGTCAGAATGTACAGTATTGGCGGTGACTCCTAGTTGCTTGACCATACCTTTCATATGATTAACGTGGTCATACACTGGAATGATGCGGTTGATATTTGTTACATTACCTAGCTTTACTTTATAGAAATGTTGTAACGTTGACCGATCTGGCATATCGTGAAACTGTAGTAGGTCGATGCAATTGTTTACCGTTACACCAACATTCAACAATTCTTTGATATCAATTGTATAAGCATTGTTGATGACCAGACCTTCTGCAGATTGTGTAGGATAATCTGGGTGGTCAAATGAGGAATAATATTCACCGTCTTGCGTTTTGATGTACATACAAGACAGAGAGGTGTGAATGGAATGCTGGTTGTGGTCTGATAACACATACAGAACAATCTTTTTTTGGTCGTTCGTTAGGATTGTTCTTAGGTGTTCACCATTGGTATATAGCATTACTCACCGACATAGAATTGATCGTATTTCCTTAGATAGCTTTTTATAGGAGGAAGTTTCCTACTAAGAAACATAACACTAGCTTCGTTCTGTGTCAAGACGCCTGGGATGGTGATGGGTTCTTTTCCGTCTTCGTAATTTGGATTTGCCGTGTCTACCATTATGGTCATGTCTTCTTTCTTACCCACAATAAGCCACTTTAGGTGACCAGTAACTACAAAGTTATTATCAAGATATCTTTCGTAATCTCTACGAGTTATTTCGTACACAACACCCTCTCGTTGAATATTATTAACAGGAGTTTCACGTAGTTGGTTTGCTTTACTAGCAAAATAACGATACATAAACTTTCTGTTTATGTCTTTTTGTTTGACCACGGGCATTGTGTTTTTAATCGTTACTATGAATGACATAATAATATCCTATGGTAGTGATGTTGGTATATCAAAATGGTTTGGGTCTTGTAGAGTTGAAAAATCTCCTCCCCAAGATTCTAACGCTCCCCACCGTAAAGAAACACTGGGGTTAGCCTCGGAAGCAACCTGCTTAAATATTTGAGCCACTGCGACATATGCAGTTTTTTGCCTAGTTTGATATCCGTTTGACGGTCCTATAAACTGCGGCTTTGTTAAAACTCTATACGATGCAGTCGGTAATAATGTTTTTTCAAACAATTGTATATCTACAGCATGACCAGTTAAATGTCTAGAATTTTCTGAGCCACCCGCCCTAGCATTTTCTTGTGGACTGCGACGAGCTGATATAACAACCATTTCTAATCCAAGAGAACCGTCCACACCAAACCCAGTAGTAGGTAATCTAGTTTTAACTTCTTCAACAATTTGTCTTAATGTAGAACTTAAAGTACTTAAATCTTTTTCGGCAGGTAGGAAAGGTTCAAAGTCTGGAGTTACCCCGGGCAACAAAGCGGTCCCAACATTTTCTGATAATTGTGGTGGTCGTTTTTCCTCTGGAGTTGATGCGATCATGATGCCATCAATTGTTGTTATCCAATTATCAGAACTAATATCATGTTTATATCCAGTTAACATGAATATATTATTTTCATCGTATGGAGACGGTAACATATTTCTAACAGTAAACATATCACCAAATCTAAATCCATCTAATCCATTTAATTTTATTGATATTTTTGCACTGGTGGGTAGCGTATTGAATAACCCACTTCGTATTATTTGAGATTTCATGCCCGGCGGAACAATTTCTTGATAACCTATAATACTAGAATAAACTTCACCTATTTTATCAAAGTAATTTTCAATTGCAGTATCGGCTTCTTCACTTGATGGCTCTGAGTTAACACCATTTTTTCGACGGCTTTTGTCTCTACGAAAAATATTAATGGACTTTAATTTAGGTTCCGTAGGTCTTATTATTTCTTCTGACGATGGGGATATCATACTGATAATATTTCCATCGTATCCGTTATCTATTAATTGTTTGCTAGCTGCGTCACCAACAACATCCTTCTCTCCAGTATTAAAAGAATTGGCTAAAACTGTGGATGCAACCGACGACGGTAACGAAAAATCAAAATTGTATGAAATAGCTTCTGTTAAATCATCTTCAAAAAAATTATAAATATCTTGAATTTGAGTTGGTAATTTATTTTCGTCGTAGATAACAATTTTAAATATTTCACTGTCACCCTCATCAATTGAAATATTTTTCATTTTTAAATTTAAAACACCATTTGTACTATTGTTTATTAAAGTTAATAATCTAGTAACAGCTTCCGCAATAGATTTAGAATTTATAAAAGCATTTCTAACTTTTTGATAATTTATAAAAATTCCAGAGTTTTTAACTTTAGTAAAATCTTCTTCAGAAACGGTTCCGTATTGTTCTTTAAATTCCCAAGAAGGTTCTATTTTAAAAAATTTATTTGAATCAAATTCTTCTGTTTCAAATTTTTCCTTATAATCATCTTCTCTACTAGTCTTTATGTAAGTAGTATATAAATTTTTATTATTTATAATAACATTTTTTGTATTATTAGAACGTAATATTGACCAATGGCCAATGGGTTCATATAAAAAAATAGGAGCATCTGTATCTGGTAGTAAATTTTCAAATGCTTCTTGAGAGGATTCTCTCAATCTATTTCTAGCGGCCCTACGGCCGATTATATTTGATATAAAATCTTTTCCTTCTGAATAATCTTTTATTTGAGCAACAGTCCCGACCAATGTTTGATACGAACCATCTTTATAAATCACACTGCGTTTTAGAATGTATGGAAGTAATCTATCCAATACATAATTTAACGATACCCAAACAAAATTAGAATCAGTTTGGTTCATTAACGAAATTAACGAAGCCTCAATAGTTTCATCTATTCCAATACCAGCTAAGGAAGCTCCGGCCTGAGCCGCCTGTTCGCCGGGGCCCTGACCACCACCCAAAATTAGTGACCCATCCAGTTGTATTTCTCTTACTGTTGTTTTTACTTTAATCTCAGTTGAACTTAATATATGATTAGCATAAGAATTTAACTCAGCATAATTGTCTGGGATGTCATCTTGAACTAATTGAAAAATTCTATCATATTCTGGATCATATTCTTCGTCTTCGGAATAACCAAAATTATTTTTAATTGAGTCAGAAAATTCATTATCTTTATAGGATAAAAATGTATCTTCTGGGGGTAAATTGAATATAAACTCCAAAGCATTAATAATATCTATTGAACCTTCATACTCATTATTTTCATTTAGACTAATTTTAAAATTGGAAACCAATCCAGCAACTCGTCCATCAGAGCGTCCTGCGGGTAATCTACTAACCTGTTTAATATCATTTTCAAATGGAGTTGTGTCGTCTAAATTTTTAAAGAACCCCAAGTCGTTAAAATTTGAAACAGATTCGGCAGTTCTGGTGTGACCATATTCAATGAGAATGGGGTTACCGGGACGCATAAATGTTTGATAAATAAAATCATACTGTTCTTTACCATAGAACTTAAAATTTACCGTGGCTTTAAATACTAAACCACCTTTTGATTGTGTTGAGATTGTTATGTCAGTTACGCCGGGAGATGGCAAATTAATTTTACTATCAACTCTCACTTCTCTTGGGGTGGATTCATTGTACGTGATTCCAACAACAGTACCTCTACCATCAATGTTGGTCATTTGATCTAGTGATTTGACCAAGTTGGTATCTGGAATACCCAAGGTGAACCCTCTTAGTTGTTCGCCATTTAGATTACCTTCAACAAGAGCGGTCACCCTTGCAGTTGGATGATATACTTGTTGACGAGCTTCACGACTCTTTCTAAAATTTAATTCGTCAATAATGTGTTGTCTAAACGTACCATTGAAAATGCCCATTAATCAATCCTTGGTATTACTAAAACCTTGTTTTGGGTAGGATAAAGAGTTCCGGTCACATCTTTGTTTGCACGTGCAATAACGTGCCACAGATTACTATCTCTATAAAATTTAAAAGCAATATTATCGTAACGTTCGCCAACTTGTGGTGTGTATGTAGTTAATATGGATGTATTTTGTGGAAATGAATCTGGTAGTGATATTTTATATACATCACCACGACCTTGTACCTTTTTAGTTTTTGTTTCTTTAAATCGTTTCATTGTTATTTCTCAACTATGGTGATGGCTCTGTTAAAATTGGATCTATATTAATATTTTCGTCTACAAATGCTGGGTCTGGGTCTGGGATCACAATATTAATTACTCCGGTACGTTGTGTTACAAACCCCGCCAAACCAAGATTAACTAAATTATCAACAGACGAGTTAACTGGTGTATAAATGTCGTTATCATCTGGAGAGTGTGTATTATTATCTAATAGTCGTAAATTGACGTTAGCAACAATTCTTGTAGGCAACTGAGAATCAATATCCCACGAAGCATCATTCTCAATATTATGTGTTAATGATTGTAGTAAACATGGCTGTTTAGGATATAAATTACCAATTTTAACATTTAAAATATTTGGAGTAATATAATTTCCTGTACTCGTTGGATATGCCTGAGATGTTAAGTAAGACATTTTTTGTATTATATGTTGTAATTCATCCTTAGAAAATGCCTGTAATGTTAATTTAAAACTTAAATCTCTGGTAACTTTATTGTATGTATAGAATGTTTCGTAGCGACCAATATATTTGCTTTCATTATATGTTGGTGTGACCGTTTCGTTCATGTCTTCAATGAATGCTCTAAATCTAACTGAATAGTCTGGTCTTACTATTAATTCGTCTCCATCAAATATAGTGGTCGGCATTACGGGTCCGAAAATAACATCAACGGTATCAACATCAAAATTTGTATCTATATCTCTTCTTTGAATTGAAAATTTTTGTTGAATGTTATCTTTATAGTATCTACTATTCCATTCTTTAGCAACAAACTTACCATCTTCTGGCATGCCTGGTGATGCTATTGAAATATTTTTGCCAGATCCTCTGCCTGATGCTAAATAATTTTGAACTTGCTCTTCATATGAAATTCCAGTGACCGGATCATCACCCTCGTATGAATTTTCAATTCCATGAAACTCTCTCATCTCGTCATAGTATGAAATTCTTATTTCTGGTCTATCACCTGTTGGGTTAGTAAACTGTGAGGTGAATGGAGAAAGTTGTCTTTGGAAATTAGCAACCACACTATCAATTTTACTTTTTCCTATTTTAATTAACGCTGGTTTTAAACTATTTTTTAAATCACCAAACCCACCCACAAATCCTCTACGAAAGTTTCTTAATGATATTCTATCTAGTTCATCATTTAATATACCACCCTTACGATATGATGAAAGACTTTTATCATTAAACTTAGATTTTAAATCATCACTGGTTTCTCTTTGTAGTCTAGCGTACTTTAAGTAATCTTCACCACCACCCAATATAGATTCTATTGTTTGTTTAATGTTTAAATGTCTACTTTTATGTACGAAAGGAACAGAATGTATTTGTACGTTTAACGGATTATACAATCTAGTCTGTGTAAATGTATTTCCTGTTTGTAACAACTGTTGTTTGCCAAGAAAGACCAGGCCCTGTGCAGACTTGCTAAACTGGAACATTCTGTTAAAGTCTCTTCTTGCACTTAAAGATATT